GAGAAATATCTAAGAAGATTGGTTATGCTCTAGCTGAGAACTATGACCGTAGAATCTTCCGTGCAATCACAAAAGCTTCACGTAAAGCAAGTCCTGTAACAAAGACTAACTTCGTTGAGCCAGGTGGTACACAAATTCAAGTTGGTTCAGCAACTAACTCAGGTGCTGAAGCTTATGATCCTGACAAGCTCGTGACTGCATTCTATGATGCAGCGGCAGCTTTAGATGAGAAGGGTGTTAGTACTGAAGGTCGTGTGGCTGTTATCAACCCACGTCAATACTATGCACTAATCAAAGGTCTAGATGGATCAGGTATCGGTGCTTACTTAGTAAACAGAGACGAGCAAGGAGATGCACTACAATCAGGTAGAGGCGTTTATGAGATTGCTGGTATCAAGATTTACAAGTCAATGAACATACCATTCTTCGGTAAGTTTGGTACTAAGTACGGCTCTGCTTCTGCTACTGCTCCAGGTACAACTGATCCTGGTAACTCTGGTTCATTCGTTGGTGAAGCAATGGGTGATCAGCACAATGACACAGTAAATGACTACGGACAGGAAGCTAAGTTCAACAACTCTTGTGGACTTATATTCCAGAAAGAAGCTGCTGGTGTTGTTGAAGCAATTGGACCTCAAGTTCAAGTAACATCAGGAGATGTATCAGTCATCTACCAAGGAGATGTTATATTAGGAAGGCTCGCAATGGGAGCTGACTATCTAAACCCTGCTGCTGCTGTTGAGTTGTTCTGTGGAACAGCTACAAAGCCTGCT